GGGACAGCCACGGACAATGGGCGACCAGCCGCTGGATACGTCATGCTTAGTGTAAATTTAATGACAAAAGGTGGCTCTGTTCCCCCACGGCTCAAATTGCCTTCAACTTTTAAACCGCGAATTTGATGGCCGTTTCCAGTCAATGCCCACAAAACATTGGACTTCAGTCCTGCGTCCGTGATAATGTCGGCAGGGTCTGGTTTGTAAATAATGCTTGACGCACCATCGCCGTAAATCAACACGTTTGACTTGCCGCCACCAGTGCCATCAACACGGATGTTTGTGGCAAGGTATGTGCCTTTTGGGACATAAACCGAACCACCAGTATTAGGCAATGCGTCAATCGCTGCTTGAATTTTGTCAGAACAAACTGTTGTGCCAGTAGGGTCTGCGCCAAAGTCTAAAACGCTGACACTCTCGCGCAGCTTGCCTTGCACAGTGGTTGCTACCGCGCCTGTTCCTGCGGGGTCATAAACTACAGTCGATGCGTTGCTTGTAATGTCAGCGCCGTTAATGCCCGTAATGTTGTCCCACGTTGCGATAAGTACATTAGTTGATGTAAATAGCGAAAACTTATAGTTTTCGCCCGCAGTCAACCAAATTTCACCTGTGGCAACACGGCCAGCAGAATTGAGAATGATTGGGTTAGTGTGTGCCGTAGCGCCTGACGCGCTAGTGTAAGTGGCTTGCGGTGTGGTTGTCCCCGCAGCATAAGAATACAGCTTGCCGCCCGACAAAATAGTGCCGTTATTGTCAAGAAATTGAGCGCCTGCGCCAGCGAGTGCGGAAAGATTTACAGTCATGCTAAGAACCTCAATTTGTACAAAGTGCGAAGATAGACTTCAATGATGTTGTCAATCAACTGTTGCAGCGACGAGTCTGATTTATCGCACACATTGTACCGAGCAGCTTCAATCTCAGCCAACGAGTCTTCTAGGAACTCAATGACGTTGCTGGTCTTCTTTGCCGAATGCAAGGTGATCGGGCCGATCAAACCATTTCGGCCTTGGTAGGCTTCGGCAAAATCATCGGCAGCGCCAACGATGCGGCTATAAAAAATGTTGAGCGCTTCGTGCTTGCTAAAGCTGCGGGTGTTCAAGTGAACGCTGTGCGTCACATCACGGGCTAGGAACAGGATTCCTATAAAGTCAGCGCATTTCATTGTGGCATCCCCATTTGTTGTTCAGGTGGCGTCATCTCCATAGGCATGGATTCCTCGCGCATCTCAGGCATCTGGTTCATCATGCTTTGCGACTCCATCGCGGCAGCAACAACGCCCATAGCGATGTCCTGAATCTGCTGTTCGGTCATACCGGCCTGCACTGCGCTAATCCGCTTGGTTTCGGCGTCATACACTTTGACTTGGGCTTCAAGGTCTTTGCGCTGCATGTCTTGCATTTCAATGGACTTGCCGACGTTCTGGATCATCTGGTGCATCTGCTCCATCTCTTGACCCATTGCCTGCATCTGCTGTTGTGCGGCTTGCAGTTCTGGATTTTCGTCGGCATCGCTAAGCAATTGCGGATCAATGGTTTTCTTGAACCGTTTAGCCATCTCTTGAGCGCCAGGCCAGTCCATGTTCTTAACGAACAAATCACCAGCGACTTGCCACAGTTGCGGGTTGCCTTGCAACAGTTGGGCCATAGCCTCCAACGCCTCTTGACGCTTGGTCGCGTAGCCAGGGCCGGTGGTAGCCACCACATCGTACTTGCCGACGCTTGGGTTGTAGACCTTCTCAATCACAATGCCCTGCTCGTCAACGATCTTGTTAACCGGCTGCTCTTGATCAGGGTTAATCTTGATCATCTCAGTCTCGCCATCTTCACCGATGATGCGAGCAATGCGCTGAGTGTCGTAAATCTTGGGGATCAAGTCCACAAGCTGACGGGCAACGTGCCGAACGCCGCGAGACAAGTTGTCGCCGTAGTGATAGGTGCCCACATCGCCCTCACGCTGACGCGCAAGAATGGCTTTTCCTGAGCGCTCGTTGCTGCCCATGCCCAAAGAGGCGTTGTATTGGCCGGTTGTGGACTTGATGTCCTCAGAAGCGCCCGCCTTGGCTTGCAAAAGGCCGCTGGAGGCCATCGGAGGCTGTGCCCGCTGGGGTAGCGGCATGGCAGAGCCTTGGCCGTCTGTAACGTCTGGATTGACCTCCAAATACGGCCAATTGGTCGTGTTAGCGGTTTTCCACTTGTCTTCGTAGCCTTCAAACTGCCCGCCGTAGCCGATAAATGGCGCTTTAGGGGCCAAAGCCAGCATCTCGGCCTCTTGGCTGACCCAGTAGTTGTACATGCGCTGGGCGTCCTTGGCGTTACGCACAAGGCCAGACACATACAACCGACCATCAACCTCAAACTCGTTACCGACAATGCGGATGACGGGAATCCACTTGCCCGCCCACTCGCGTTCTTCAAGAATTTCGTAGCCGTTGATCTTGCAGTATTTAACCTTTTGGCGGTCAGACTCGCGGCTGCGCTTGGGCTTGCCGTAGATGGCCTTTAGCTGCTTGTCTTCGGGAGAGCCGTCAAACGCCGTGATGTTGCCTGGGTACAAGTTCAGCGTTGCGCGGTCATAGTCGATGTAATAGTAGTCGGCAACACGAATCGTGTCTTCGTTCAGCCAGTTGCTGATCGACTGGTCGCCCACACCCAAGGATTGCAAAGTTGTAATGGGCGCGGCGTTTGGGTACTGGCGCTCGTACTCTGCGCGGGTCAGGTCTTCAGTGACAAAGCAATACTTGGCATCCGCACCAGTTGGGTCTTGGATCATCGGGTCCATGTAGACCGAAAACGAGTTGCGAATGCGCCCGATCTTGATGTCCTGATCGAACGTGTTGTCGTCGCAATACTCGGTGAGCAGGCGCAAATAGCCTTCGCCGTAAGCCACCTGGTTCTCGCAGGCCGTGTCGTAGGCCACATCAGCGTCTGACAGGTACTCAATGTGCCTAATCATGCCGTTAAAGATTTCGGCCACTTGCACATCGGCCTTGTCGTCCACGGGGATGACTTTGGCACCTGGCCGGTTCTGCCGCTGGTCGTTGGTGACTTGGCGCACATGCTGCGGCAGCTTGTTGATCGTCAGGCACGGGCGGGCGTTGATGGTTTGCCCCTGCACCGCGCCGCGAGTCGCCAGCACGTCAGCAGGCCACTGCCAATGGTTGTCGGGTGAACCGGCGTAGAACTTCAGGTCATCAATCTCATCTTCACGCGACTCAGACAAGGCCGACATCGCCATATCAAGCCGTGAGCGTGCGGTAGCCAACACGCTGGCGTTGGTTTTGTCTTTAGCCGAACCACCAACAGCAACGGCTGCGGCGGCGACGATGCCTGTTGGGTCTGCCATGTTATTTCTTTTCTGCTTTACGCTTGACCGAATAAGCAATTGCCACGGCCTGTTTTACAGGCTTGCCAGCAGCCACTTCAGCCTTGACGTTTTTGCGAAAGGCTTCGGGTGATTTGGATTTAACGAGTGGCATTACTTCTTCTTCGCAGTCTTGGCAGACTTTATAAAGTCTTGCTTGGTCGGCGCAGCCTTGCTGCCGACTTTGTTCATCTTCTCGCCAGAGCCGGCTTTGATGCGCGCTTGTTTTGCGTGAATGTTTGCGTAGAGACCAGGTTTAGTTGCCATGATTAGCACTTCCATCGTTTGAGTGATGCCTTGGCGCGTTCTGCATCGCCTTTGGCGTTCTTGACTACACCTTCCATGCGGGCACAAAAGCTAGCCTTGCGGCCCTCGTCTGCCTTGGTCTTGGGGTTAGGGGCTGGCGGCTTCAAGTTGCTGCCGGTAGCAGCGTTGTACTTCTCGCGGCCTTTGGCAGTCAGGCCCGCGCCCTTGGACACCGGCAGTTTTTCGCCGCGACCTACGCTTAGAGAAACCCCTTTTTTCGTCGCCATGCTAGCTCCCCATCCAAGAAGTTGCTGCCGAAGTATCGGAATACGTCCGGCGGGTGGTTGTTCGCGCATTGTACTCGCCCCGATGCGCCACGGGAAAGGCAAACGTTACGCAAATAGCGTCCGCCGCATCCGGCGAGGCCAATCCCCGCGATTTCATGTCTTTTTTCGACTCCAAAAAGATCGTGCCCCGTGAATCCGGCTTCATCATAGGCGAAATTAAGTCCGTCTTCAAGAACCTGTCGTTCGGGATACTGGCCGTTTTCAGCCATTCGCGCATGTCACCCCACATTTGCGCCCTCATATTGCCGTACATGATCGGGTTTTTGGACTTGTTGCCAAAGTTCACGCCCTTGATCTTGTAGCGCTGCTCTTTGAGCCTGTCCACAATCCCCGCCCCTAGCCCGCCCTCGTCGATCACCACCAGCGCAGGCTTAAACTCCTCAATCGCCTCAATAACGTGCCCGACCACCGTCATGGTGTCGTCGCCTCGGTGCCGGATGATTTTCACAATGTCCCGCCCCTGCCGCACCGCTATCACCGTAGCATCAGCCCCGAACCGCGCCGGGTCAACCCCGATCACAATAGGCGCGCTCAGGTCTTGGTACTTGACCCGTTTCATGGCCTCATCGACCGTGTTAGCCCCGATGAACTGGTCGTCCCCCGCGCTCGGGAATTGACCGTACACCTCGACGTGCGCCTGACTTGAATCCGGTCCATACTCGTCAATAATCTGCTGGTAGACTTGT